ATAGAAACATATCCACCTTCATGAAACCAGAGGAGGTTATCTATAAGCTAAAAGCTAAAGGTATTAAGGTTATAGTGGATATAGACGACTACTGGATACTGCCTAAAAATCACCCTATGAAATACTTCTATTCTAAGTCGAAGATGGATAAGTGTGTGGTCGCTAACATAAAGCATGCAGACCTAGTGTGGACTCCTACCAAGTTCTTAGCTGAGAAGGTGAGTAAATACAATACTAATGTAGAAGTAATTAAGAATGCTATAGACCCTCTAGAGACACAGTTCGCCTATGAGAATCTTAGCATAGACTTTGACACCTTCTTTTATTCTGGAGGCTCTACACATGTTCAAGACTTAAAGCTACTAGGCAATGCTTTCGATAACGAGGAGCTAATAACTAAAGTACCTAGTACACCTAAGAACCTCTCTCCTTTGGCTATGCAGCTTAGCGGAGTAGCTGAGTATGCTACAGCTTACGAGGACTGTGGTATCTGTATTATACCATTAAGAGAGAATGTATTCAATAGCTGCAAGAGTGAGCTTAAAATGATAGAGGCTGGGCACTTCGCTAAACCAGTTATGGTTAGTAGCGTTAGGCCTTATACTTTGCTCTCTACCAATAAAAACAGCATTAAGGTATATAATAATGACTGGACTACGGCAATAGGTAAGATTAAAGGTAATCACCAAATGCAGGTAGACTTAGGTTTAAAGTTAAAGGAGGATGTTAGCTTAAAGTATAACATCGTTAAAGAGAATGCTAAGAGATTACAGACGTTATGATGAGCGAAGAGCTTAATTTGAATTTGTGTTTGATTGTTAAACAAAAGGGTGGAGGGCTAAATAGAGCTCTCTACTCTGAGTTTAAAGCATTGTGCCGAGAGGAGCTTAACTTCTCTCCAGACATGGGCTGCGGCAGATGTATCTATAAACAAGCTACAAGATTACATGCGAAACTAATAGTAGGATATGAAAGTAAATAGGTTATATTTGTATCTATGAGAGAGAGAGAAATGTCCAAGCAGGAAGCTATGGGCGTATTAAGACATTATACTGAATACATAAAAGGAACGCACAGAGAGCAGCCTAACGCTTCTCAAGTAGTGCAAGCATTAGAAATAGCGATAACTAACTTAGACACTAGACAGAACCAATGATAAAACTAAACACATTAATAGCTAACCCAGATAATCCTAGATTAATTAAAGACTCAAAGTTTGATAAACTAAAGCAGTCTATATCTGAGTTCCCTAAGATGTTAGAATTAAGACCGATAGTAATAACAGAGACCAATATAGTAATAGGAGGAAACATGAGACTAAAAGCATTAATAGAGTTAGGATACAAAGAAATATCTGAGGACTGGATAAAACTAGCAGAGAGACTTACAGAGGATGAGGTGAGGAGGTTTATCATTGCAGACAACGTAGGCTTTGGAGAGCACGACTGGGATTTATTAGCCAACGATTGGGACGCTAAAGAACTGGAAGACTGGGGTTTAGATGGATTCCCTTTTGAGACAGACCTAGATGAGATAGAGCAAGAGATAAAAGACGAAAGGTCTATAGAGATTTGTGAAAAATGTGGCAAAGAAATATGATAGATTTAAGATTAGGCGATTGCCTTGAAGTAATGAAAACGATTGAAGATAATAGTATTGATGCTATAATCACAGACCCGCCTTACGGCACTACAGCCTGCAAGTGGGACTCTGTTATTGATTTACCGCTAATGTGGGAGCAGCTGAAGCGTATTATTAAACCCAATGGGGCGATTGTAATGACTGCTAGTCAGCCGTTTACTAGTGTTTTAGTTAATAGCAATATAAAGCAGTTTAAGCATGAGTGGATATGGAAAAAAAACGCGGGTAGTAATTTTGGGGCGCTTAAATACCAACCAATGAAAGAGCATGAGAGCGTTATAGTGTTTTGTGGTGGCCGCGTTAATTATTACCCTATAAAGCAGGATAGGGCAGAGTCTGGGAAGGCTATGATAAAAGCGGGCGTTAAGTCAAAAGCCTCAAAAGGTAACGATGTTTATAACGGGCTTAACAAGGGTTATGATAATTCTAAAAATGATAAAAATATGCGCGTGCCGTCTAGTGTACAGTTGTTCAACCGTGAACGAGGGCTACACCCAACCCAAAAACCCGTAGCGCTTATGGAATACCTAATTAAAACATACACCAACGAAAGCGAAACGGTATTAGATTTTACTATGGGTTCGGGTAGTACTGGAGTAGCGGCAAAGAATCTTAATAGAAACTTCATAGGGATAGAACAAGACGAACAATACTTTAACATAGCAAAAGAAAGGATATGATAGAATTTAACGCAACAACCTTAGACGAGTTAGTTATAGAGTCAGAAGAGAGAGCCTTAGAGGTTTCTGTCTGTATAGTTAAGTGTGTTATTAAAGCATTGACTGCAAACGCTGACGATGTAGTGATAGGATATATGTATCACCTAGACTTAGACTTAACAGTAGAGAGTGACGGATACTTAGAGGCCCTTCAAGAGAACTTGATAGGGTGCGAAGAGGCAGAGGAGTACGAGCTATGTCAAGAGGCTGTGTTCTGGATTAGAGAACTAACAATAAGAAACGATGTATAACAAGGAGAAAACACTAGAAGACGCTAAGGCGTTAATCAAAGAGAAGAAACTATTCTTTGTAGAGGATATAGTAGCATTACTGCCTATGTCTAAGACTACATTCTACGACTTCTTTAAGGTTGATTCTGACGAACTGAACACCATAAAAGGATTACTTGAGCATAATAGGGTAGAGATTAAATCTTCAATGAGGTCTAAGTGGTACAAGTCTGAGAGTGCTACATTACAAGTGGCATTGATGAAGATAATAGCTACTGATGAAGAGGCCCATAGATTGAGTGGAACTAAGCAGGAGATAAAGACAGAGAACACTCACAAGAGTTTAGACATAAACATCATAGATACTGGAGTCCCATTAGCAAGCAACGAGAAAGATATAGTAGATTAATATATACATACATGAAACAATATAGAAAAGGTTATTCAAAGAAAGACGGCAAATACACGATAGAGGTAAGGTCGTTTTTATTCTTCTGGGCTACGGCTGTTGCTTTCGAATGGGAGCATAAGAGAGACAGACATCTAGTTAAGTTAGAAGACATAGAGTTAAAGGTAGCTATAGAAGCTCTGTCAGAAAGAAGTATTGATTAGTACGGGTTCTCTATATCGAAGTAACTACAATTCGACTGCTGATATAATAGTCAATCAAGGAGGCACTAGCTCGGGTAAGACCTATGCTATCCTCCAAGTATTGTTTACTAGGGCCATCAATGAAGTGTGTACTATCTCTGTAGTGGGTCAAGATATACCTAACCTAAAGGTGGGTGCTTTACGTGATGCTCTAGATATATACAATGCAGACGATGCTATTAAGGAACAGCTTACATTCTACAATAGAAGCGAGCGTGTGTTCTTATTTAAGAATGGCTCTATAATGGAGTTTAATTCTTATGACAATGAGCAGGATGCTAAGAGTGGTAAGAGGGACTATCTATTTATTAACGAGGCTAATGGTATAGCTTATAACGTATATGAGCAGCTAAGCCTTAGAACACGTAAGCAGGTATTCCTAGACTACAATCCAGACTCTTCTTTCTGGGTACACGATAGAATCCTACCTATGGAGAACTCCGAGTTAATACTCTCTGACCATAGACACAACCCTTTCTTAACTGATAAGACTAGAGCTAAGATAGAAGCATTAAAGGATAAGGATATAGACCTATGGAAGGTATACGCTAGAGGACGTACTGGAAAGATAGAGGGCCTTATACTCAAGAAGTGGTACGTTATGAATGAGCCCTTTGAAGATAAGAAGCTAGTAGGATATGGTATTGACTTCGGGTTTACCAATGACCCTAGTACATTAATAGAGGTTAGAATGCAAGACGGTGAGCTGTGGATTAAGGAGCTTATATATGAGACTGGATTAACCAATCAAGACCTTAGCCATAGAATGGAGATACTAGGCGTTAGCAAGGGTGCTTTGATAGTGGCGGATAGTTCAGAGCCTAAGAGTATAGAGGAGCTTAGAAGGCTTCGCTGGACTGTAGACGGCGTTAAGAAAGGGAAAGATAGTATTATGTTTGGTATCAACTTACTTAAAGGATATACTATTAACGTACACTCTAGTAGCACTAACTTAATCAAAGAGCTAGAGCAGTACAAATGG